TGCTATGCAAACTTGACCGAACATCCTTAGATTTTAAACCCCCTTACGGGGGATCTTTGGCGGTCCGGCAAGCAACGCGTAGCAGCTCGACGGACATCCATGTCCTCACTCTAATACTTAGCTAATGCGAAGTAGAAGATCTGACCATCTGAATAGATGGACAGGCGTGACCTTAGCTGGCGGATGCCAGCAAACCCACGTACGTTTATACTTGTGATTAAACGTAGGGACCGAAGAGCTATTGATAACATCATTCGAAGAATGATCTTTTCCGACGATACATTTTGCAGTATAACTGCTGATGTAACGTAAGTCAGATCGACTTCGAGTTGGCGCACGAATCCTATCACGGGCAGTGAAATGCCAGAGATAGTAAGTTCGTGAGTCAACCACATCTTTTGCACGGGTCTTCGAAACGAAGGCCTTTGTGCGTGGGATGCTATGTTTGGTCGTTATCAGTCGGGCTTTATAGGCAGAATGGGCATCAACCCATACGCCTACCATTGTGTTGTCACTGTAGGGAGCTAAAGGGAGACCTTGTTTATCAACAATTGATAAGCATAGGCTCTCTAACTCTTTATCAGGACTTGCAATGGCAGCTAAACCATTTATCAGATGACAGAGTTCCGGTTTCCCGAAACTCTTGAATCTGATGTAAAATGGTGTAACTGATATTCCATTATACCAATCCGCACCGCAGGACTCTCGAAAGGGCCCTGTAGTAAACGATTTTTCATGGTTAACGGAAAACCCGTAATACTTGCATGTAGCAATATAATCGTCAACAGCGTCTGAGGGGATGATAACATCATCCCCGTAAACAGATACTGTTGAACGGTCATTGTCGTTACATACGCAAGCAATAGCCCAAAATATCAGAGTTTCAATTCCGAAAGTGGAGCCGTTTCCCATAGAGGAAAACTTCTCATACTTATAAGAATTGCCGAAACCGATCCCATACTGGGATCTGAAAGCGTTCAAATACTTGAACCAATCTGCAGGAAGCAGATCGGCGACAGTATTGAAAGCGATCGTGTCGGATGCTTGTTTAAAATCAATAGTGGCAAAATCACCATTAATTGATCCTAAGCGCGCAAAATCCTGATTTTTAGTCTGGTCAGACAGGTCGATTCCGAATATTCGGAGGCGATCTTTCACGTACAAATCAAATGCAAGCTGGAAGGGAAGACTCCCATCTGGCTCACATGCGATTGTACGATCTGTCTTCCAGTTCTTCGGTACTGTCTCAATCCGATTCTCATCAACTGCCTTAATCTTCGTTGTACCAAATCCAAAATAGGATAATAGTACACGCAAAGGTTGGACAGCCGATGATGAAGCCGTTAGATTACGCAAATCCACTTTTAAATATGGATGTGCATGTCTGCGGCTTCGGGATTGAGTTGCTCCTGATGTTAACTTCACTTTACTAGGTAAAACCTGGTAGAATGAAGTAATATCGCCTAGCACTCTCGAAATGAGAGCGCGAATGCGTTCATTTCTCTGTTTCGTCTGATCACAAACTCTATGATCATGCTTAACATGGAAATGTTCAAGTCGCCGATTCGTCCGTCTGCAAGACCTCTCTGCACCTTC